ATAACGAATCGGATATTTGAGATTGTAATTCTGATAGTGTTTTACCAGAGCGGACAACCAAACCTCCGTTAGCTCTTAATAGAAAATCGGTGCTATCAGGTTGGTCCTTCCTGATATATTTTCCATCATCGATCCCTTTTACTCTTTCATTCAAAAAGGATAATGCTGATGCGACATGACGATTAGAAACACTATTCTTAAGAACAGCTTTATCAATGTAGTCTATTATTTGGTCCAAGACCTCCTGTTGTGTTGACATATCAGTTGAATTGTTGGGTGAACTGTTCGGTGTGTATTCGTGCCGATCCAAAGTCATCCTCGGTAATTGAACTGGTATAACGTTGTTCTGAATCAGCAAAACGAAGAGATAGTTTTATACTTTCCGGAGACGTTGCGCGTGATGCTCTCGTAAGGTTCTCGGCAGTGACATTTACTCTGATGTTACGTCCGTTTAGCCCTAAGATCTTGATATCATCAGATGACAGCATGTCAATCAAATGTATAAGTTCATCGTTTGTGCGGTATCCGGATTCGACGGTCATGGATTCACGTCCGGACAATCTTTCCCATGATTCAACATAATCGTCTATAACTTCATCATACATACTGAATGTGTTTTCTTGCTCTGCTTCACGCTGAATACTACCAGTACCGGTAATTTCAATCAATTCGTAAGAACCATACGAATTGAGGAATTGCAGGAGATATCTTTCTCGGCTGATTGTTCCTGGAGTAATGACAATCGTACAAGATTTAATCTCTCCGACATAGATTTCAAATACAGATGCAAATATGTGATGAGTGTCGAATAGTTTTTTTCGAAGGCGGTATAGGTTTAGGGCAACCGGTTGACCGGTTACTCCAATTAAAGTTGTTTCTATGTTGTTGGCAACGACTTTGATTATTCCTCCTTCGGGGTAAATGAAGGGAATAGGGAGCAACTCCGTTTCGCGAATTGTGATAAGCTTTCCTGAGGTCCTGGTTGTTTGGAAAAAATTGCCCTCAGGATTCATCAGCTTCCAGATGAATACATTTTTGTTTTCATCATAGAGATGCCGTAATATTCGTTTGCTGACCCCTCCTATAAAAACCTTCAAAGAGAGTGTTTGTGTATTGCCATCGTTGTTCGATATATTAATAGTAATATTCTTGGAGCAGTTTTCTGCCTGAAGCAGAATATCCTCTGACTCATTATATAACTGTGCCGGTTGTACCACATTGGCAAGTATCTCTTGGATGAAGATAAAGAAATTTCCTTCCCCACTGCCGGTAAAGATTTCCTGATTTCCGATTGAAATGATATATGTGGCCAGAGAACTACTATTAATAGACAACTTGATAGGATTGCCGGTTAATGCCATATTTGCAGGAGATATGTTTGCGGTCAGACTCATATTACTTGATAATTAGGTGAAACGATTTCTTCTTGCACGATGTATATGCACGAACAGTACTCTCGCAGAAATTCTTCTCTCTCTGCTGTGGGATGAGAGAGAAAAGAAAAAAGGTTGTCAGAGGTAGCAGATGCGTTACCTGTATATTGCTGATAAGCGCTGATTAACTTTTCCACGTCATTCGATTGTATAGTCGCTGTAATGGTCTCTGATGTATTCATATTGCAAAATTGTATGTTATACGGTGAAATGTAAAGGACATTTTATAGTAACTCGGCACGTACAGATAGATCATATTGCAGGTCGTAATGCACTCCTCCCTTTGGCTCGCTTATATCATAGATAATCTGACCGCTAGGAGATGAACCTACAAAAACTTTAATTCGGTAATATAGGTCGAAGCTGTAATTGACTTTTCTGATGAAATATTCTCTTTTGTTATCATAATCTTCTTCGGTAGGTACTGAAAGAGGTACCTTGACAATGAGATCTGCTGCATCAGTGGAAACATTTTGATATTGCAGATCATACAAACTATTGCCCTCTCTATTCGCTTCCTCTCTCCAGGCATCCTTCTGGGCTTTTACGGCTGCTTCGACAACTGAATTCTTGTTATCAAATGTTGCCCACTGGTACTTCTGTTCAGTGACGGGGACTGTTTGTTCTTCCTCCAGGTTAAATGGCTTGAGTAGTTTGGTCGTTCGGAGTTTAACGTTTGCCGGGAAGGATGAAGTCTTAGGTAATGAATAACGGATAGTATCAGGCAGCATTCGTTGGCCATCTAATAGAATAGGAGACGAGAAATCCGGATTCATGCATTGTTGGGCTGATAAATGCATATCGGCTGTGATTATATGATTGGCATGGCGAAGTATTGCATCGTATTCTTTCCAGAAATGGTTGAACAAGCCATTTTTCCCTACAAAAAGAAGTGATATGTCACAAGACTGTCCGTTAGGTTTATTCAGAACAGGCTTTCCGGAGGCGTCCAGGCAAATTTGTGAGCCATACGGGAGTGAATACTCTTTATTAAAGAAGGAGAAACAAAATGCAAGCGGGGTTTGATAATCTACGTTTTCAGACAATTCGATATCCGAGCTTGAAATCGTAGTGTATCGGTGTACTTTTCCGAAAAGATATAGGGGTACATATAAGTAGGAATATAAGTTTCCTTTGAAACGTTCTAGATAGACAGGTAGAAATTCATCAATAGAACTAATTTCTTTATATGCCATGTCTGCGCCACGGTCCCATGGAAAGAAGTCCGTGGATACCAATTCTGAACGTCCGGATACATTATCTGTCTTATAGTAAAATCCGTATGCCTTATCGTATCTTAAGTATCCTTGTGCCTGGGTGGATACAATATAGTGATATGGTTTTAGGAATTTGTCCAGGGACTCGGATGCCGGTGCAGCCGTCCACTCTGGGATCTGTCCGCGAACATTGGTGGAAGCCGATAACTTTAATTGTTGGGGCGCTTCGAAATCGGTTGTTGGTGTGGAAGCCTTCAATAAGGTCCAATCTGAAGAAGGATTTGACTTGAGTATATCCCGTATAAATTTCAATCGAACTGTCCGGGTGTTACCGTCTACAAAATAAAGCAACCCAAAGCGACACCACAGTGCTTGCATAAATTCATTAATAGTGCAATCCGGCATGAGGTCAGCACATTTTAATACACCTTTTACACAACAATCTGCCGCGTTGTTGAGTACGACTAGCTGTTGCAGTTGATGATGACTGGCGAATGGGTTTTCAACAACCGTATATCCGTATGTTGAAAATATGGCTTCAAGGATATTCCTAACTTTCACAAATGGTACGATACCGTATCCTTCAGGCAGAGATACTTCTACCGGTTCACCATTGATGATAAGGGTTTCGGTCCGAGCTTTCCACAGATAGCCGTTCTGAATATTATTAATTATTTCAATATAATCGGTATCTGTATTATTTTCTGTTTTTCGGTTGCAGGTTAAAGCGACAGGAAACAGGCAAAATGGAGAATCATCATTAAGTCTGTTTTCAAAAATGTAGGATATAAGTTCAGGTACTCCTCCTTCGGGCTGATAAACGGGTAATTTGATGGACTGCAAAGACACTGCATTCCAGATACTATACAATTCGGATTCGCCAAATCCTACATTAAATGTAATGCCTTCTTCTGATGTATTGACGATATTCATTGTCCCGATACGATGATACACCCCGTCTGCGACCGTGACACGTTCATCTGCAACAGGTGCAGAGTCGATATCCGTTCGTTGAATGTGTCCGTTCAAACGAAAGTTGTTTTTTGTGCCCGGTATTGTTGCTGCAATACTTTGTGAACCACGCTCATTATAAATGGGCGAACTGTCTTCTATTTCCGTGCTGAAGTCTTTCGATAGATCGAAGGTACCGGATGCGTTTGAAATTCTTAATGCCATATTAGTTGCTATTTAGTTGAACGTGTGAACGGTTTCTTTGACTTTTCGTCTAGCTCTTGGGCCTTTCGTATGTCACGTAGTGAGACGTATACTTTAAGATTTTTGAGTGTGTTGATTAACATTCCAATTTCTTTGATCAGTTTTTCAGATTCAGAAGAAGAATAGCCTGTGTTTGTCTTTTCTTGGCTATCGGGAATGTTTTTATCTATTATAGAGTAGTTACCTGAAGCTCTTTGGGAAATGTGTCCGGTACGGGCATCTTCAATTGCTGATAAAACTAGTGGATAGTTTACGTGTTTTTGCAGACGTACCAGGTCTTCAGCATTAATGATTAACTCTGCACCATTTTCGGATATTAAAGAGGTACGCCGTACAATTCCGGTAGGAGCGTTTCCAATATAAGGAATATCCCGGTAACTTTTACCGTCATCTTCCCCGATAACATCATACCGGCCGGATGCCCATTGGGAGACACTGACAGTTGCACGCTTGGGGGCATCAGTAGGGGTGGAGCCTGAATCGCTGGAAGAATCTGATGAATGTTTTCCGCCAACTAATCCTTTTAAGGCTGTTTTGGCGGTTGCGAGTGCTGCCATAATCAATCCGGAGAGGATAGCAGCACGAGCTGCGCCGGAAGCACCGAATGTGGCTACCGAGTCAGGCATGGCCATGGCTTCCGCTGTGGATCTGGCAACAGCACCGGTTGCTGTAGCTGTTGCTTTTACAATTTCTGCTTCAACTATTTTTCCTAATATATCGAACACGATATCAATCATAGTATCAGCAAAGCCTTGCATCGCGTTTTCCTGTCCGGAAATAAGATTGCCCATTGCAGAACCTAGCTCGGAACCATATTGCTTGTATGTTTGAAGTCGGTCTTGGTATTGTTGCTGCTCTTTTCGGGTCTGGGCTTCAGTCTTTTTTTGTTCAGCATCTTTGGCTTTGGCGTGGGCGTCTTGTTCTTCCTTCACGCATTTTACCTTGAAATCAAGTAGTTGTTTCTCTACTTGCTTTCGTTGTTCGGCATTCAGACCGGTAAGGGAGAGCATTCGTTCGAGATGCATGATAGTGAGTTGTTCCATCGCATCATTGTATGCAGCCTCGGAATTCAGGTTATCATCTTTTCCGGAAGCATACAACATTTTTAAATCCTGTTGCTGTTGTTCATATTGAGCTTTTTCTTCGTTGAGTTGTTCTTGAATGTGCTCTTTCTGCATTTTAAGTTTCAGATCATTAATTTGATTTTGAAAATCAATGCCTTCTTTAGATTTGCTGCCAGCTGCTTTCAGAGAACGTTCCAGGTATTCCATTTGGATGCATTCCATTTCCTTTTGAAGTTGTTCTTCTGTTTGCAGAGTTTCATCGCCACCTTCCAGGTACATCTCTTTTAAGAAGGCTTGTTTTTGGGTATATAATTTTTTTTCTATTTCAAGTTGCTCTTTGAGTTTCTCTTGGCTTTTTTTTTCATCATCAGTAGTAGTATTTTTTGAGGTGGGTTTATTAGCTGTAACCACCACTTCCGCTAATTGATTACTTTGTGACTGTTGGTTACTTTTTTCTGAAGGTAGATAGGGAGAAAATTCATCTTGTATCTTTTTTATGTCTTTATATTCTTTCTTTATTGTTTTGGCATAATCTTCTATATCGCCTATTAAATTTGTGGAAAGGTGTCCGTTATCGTAATATACTCTACGTATAGTATTGTATAAAGATTTAGCAATAGATTCGGCTGTCTCTCCTTGCTCAATGAGTTTTTTTGTGGTTATATCTATACCTTGGCTAATCTTGTTAACCTGAGAAGCGGGAAGATCTGCCAACAAGATGTCCTTTACATCCTTCATCTGGTCTATTTTTTTATCCATATTATCTCTGGATATTTTTTCGGATCTTTCGTTCAGTATTTTTTTTGCAATGTTTTGTTCCATTGCCGTATTAATTTCATTATAGGCTTTCTTGATGTCTTTTAGAGATGAATTCTCATCTAACAGGTTTGTCAGATATTGACCATATTTAGAATTTATTTCTTCTATCAACTCCTTGCGTCGTTGAGTGCCGTCACCGGCTTTCCCGGCAGCATCCGTCAACTTGCGTAATTCGTCTCGTTCTTTATTAGATGCTTTAAGAAAAGAGTTGAGAGCATCTTCCGCTTCTGATGTTCGTGTAAAGAATTTGTAGAAAGCCATAGCTGCTGCGATTACGGCAGAAGCCACTAGTGCGATTAGATTACCTTTGGTTGCAGTATTGAAGGCTCTCATTGCAGTTGTGGCCATTTTAATGTTTCCGGATAATGCAAATTTAGCGGCAGACAGAGCTAGTGTAGAAGCTAAACGAATTTTACTCCAGGTTTCTGCTATTTTGTCCGTAGCAATGTTGAGTAGTTTGGCATTTCTAAGTTTTGTCTCATAAAATTCGGTTGCTTTTACTGCAAGATAATAAGTTGTAATGGCAGTAGTCAGGGTAATAATGGTACTTGAGTGTTTGACCATGAATCCGATCAGGTCAATAATCTTTCGGCTCCAGTTTACAGTGCCGTTTACCACGCTTATGATTGAAGGATTGAGCTTTTCCATTAGCTCCATTCCCATTTCATTCATTTTGTTTTTGGCTTGAGCGAGTTTGGCAGCCGCTGTATCGGATTTGGTGGCTGCCTGTTCCATTGCGACACTGGTACCGGTGACAGCCTTAGTATAGTATTTCACTTTTTCAGTCTCGTTGATCAGGACAGAGGCAACGTTATATCCTTCTTCACCAAACATTTTTTTGATTTGGGCTGCTGATAGTTGCTTTTTCTGCAAGTTATCCAGTGCGGTTTCCAAACCTACTATTTTGGGATTGGTCTCGTCAGCTCCGGTCTGTAAGGTCAGGAAGAATTTCTTTAAGCCGGTACCGGCAATTTCATCTTTGATACCCTTTTCTGCTAAAGTTTCGATAGTGCCTACTAACTGCTCGATAGGGATGTTGGCGGATGAAGCGGCGACACCTGACTTGGTGACTGCGGTAGTTACCGATTCAACGGCGGCAGCACCGTATTTAGAACCGGCGGCCATGACATTAGCGTAGCGGGCTGCCTGATCAGCACCGTCCCCATATTGATTGAGTGAGAGAGTAACGGCGTCAACAGCATCTTTTAATGACATTCCGGAGGCGGAAGCCAGAATAAGAGTTTGTTCGGTTACTTCCGCTAATGCTTCCTTGTTCGATAATAACTCCGGTTTGGCAGAACCGACGAGCTTGTAAGCGTCAAGGATTTCTGTTGCTGATTGCCTGATGCGGATTCCGGAATCTGTCATTTGAGTAGAGAGGCGGACTGCTTGTTGTTCCAGCCAGTCGATGCTGTCTTTCGACAAGCCGGTTAATGCTTCTACATCAGCTTTAGCGTCTTCGCGTTCGTTGCGTTTCTCCCGAAGTTGATTCAGTTTCAGAGTTAATCCGGTTACGGCCGCTATGACGGTGGTGACAACAGCCGCGTATTTATTGAACATTTCCACTGCTTTCCCTATCGGGCTGGCTTGACATCCAACTTCTACGCGCATATTTTTTTGTGCTCTGGATACGGCTTCGGTCACCCGTCTGTTTTGTTCCAGAGCTGCATTGTATTGTGCGGTATCGGGTACGGCCGCACGAAGTTCTTTACGGACGTTTTGACTGACAGCAAGTAATTCGTCATAGGTTGCTCCGGAGAGATTCTTCAAGACACGGTCAGTCTCCGAGACTTTTTGCTTGTAAGTGTTTAGGGTCTTGTGCTTGTTTTCCAGTTCTTTTTGCAGGATCTTGGATTTCTTGCTATATCCGGATTCTGATTTATCGAGAGAAGATATTTTGTTTTCTAATTGCGTGATAGCATCTTCTATCTTCTTAACTCCGGCAGAAGCTTCGGTGCCGTCGATGAATATTTTTATACTACGGTTCAGGTCGTTCATAAGGTCTGTTTTTATTTTTCTATGTATATTTTGCTCGCGTCGATAATCATGGTATCGAAATAGCGCATACAGATATCAGCAAGTTCCGGAAGCCGGTTCTTTATAACAGGATCGAACCAATGATATGCGAGCCGGTTCCCTTCATTCTGCTTACCAAGTGAGGCGGGATTTGTATGGCGGATGATGCTTGTATTTATTTCAATTCCATTGATTCGTTTTAGATAACTCCATTTGCTACCGGAGAAACCGCCTTGCCCACGCCCGGCTCCCTTGTGGATGTAGACACCATGTCTGGGAAAAGAGAAACCTAGACGATTGATAAGCCCGTAGCTGTCTGTATATGCTTTGGGCTGCAACTCGCGAGCTATCCGTAGACTACGTGATGCAATAGAGGCTTTGAGTTGTTTGGAAACGGAATCTTGCCATTGCTCTATTTCTTTATTAAACGCAGTTGACCGATCTGCATCTTTAGCCAGGTTGAACCGTTCTATTTCTGAAGTCGTCTCCATTTGAATGAGGCGTGAAGAAGGCGATGAGGAGAACTTCTCGGCTTTTCGTCTGGCTGCATTGTACCGTCTGACTTCATTCCTGTTTTCTGATAATCGTTTATAAAGTCCCATTATAGAAAGAAGTTTTCGTCAATGATATAGTCTTCCGGAACATTCAGAAAGAAAGTCAATACGGTGCCATAGAAATTGTCACCGATAGGTCCAATGCCATTAATCTGTGTATTTCGGTCTACATATTCGACTTCCTTCAGCAGTTTGTTGCGAATCTGCTTGCATATACATTTACATTGTTTTGCAGCCTGATTGATAGAGTTCGGATTTCCGGAGACTGTATTTTGGGCGACGATGAATGAGTAGACTTGTTTGTCGTTGAGTGCGTCCGCTCCATTGTCTTCGGAGTCGGATTCGCAACCATCAACAGCAATTAGAATGTTTCCGTCAACAGAAGACAGGCTGTCGTTAAGATCCGTCAGGTCCTCCAGTCCGAAAGCTGTGAAGAATCTTTTCTTCTGTGGGCTGTGTGAGATGTCTTTGAGTGACGAAGCCAGTGCTTCGCCATAAGCGAAATGGTCATACTCCATAACTGCATGATATTTAGGTTATGGAGACAAAAATAGCCCGCAGCGGGCGGGCTATAAAGGACAAAACCGGAGACTAAAAGAGTAGGAGTAGTCCTAGCAAAAGAAACATTAATATAATCCAGAATGCTTTTGCCAGAAAAGAGTGCGAGGCTTTAAAAAATGCCAGGCACAGTAGTACTATTCCGGATATGCTTACTATCGTTAATATCATTTTTGTTCTTCGTCTGATTCGGGAAGCAAGATACGAATTAATTCAGAAAGTTGTGCGGCTGCACGTTGTTTTTCGTCCATTGCTACTTCCGGATCTAGTAACTTGTTTATTAATTGTAAAGCTTCATGTCTATTCATAATGTTATTTTTTTAGAGGTTGAATATTACTTATTGCTTGGATATGCTTTTTAATTATTCTGATTTCAGATATGAGTGTTAGTCGATTGACAGAATCGATGTCCGGAGAATCAATATCAAGAGCCAGGTCAATAGCTTTTTCCAAAGTGTTTTCCATCCATGAGTGTTCTCCCTCTTGGATAGTCTTTATTGATTCAATACAGTCGTCGGTGAGGATGATCCCATTGATTTCGGCTGGTATCATGGCTGATCTCCTTTCTGCTCCAATAGGAAAGAGCCTTCTCCGAATGAGTAATGACCGCGCACTCTACTGTATGAGATATGACATACAGGATTGCTGTCATCATCACCTAACTTTATACTCCATTGTCCGCCGGAAGAGTCTCCATTATGCCCATTAAACTTGAGAACTTTTTGATGGGGGTATTTGTCATTCAGTTCCTTGACAACTTCTTCAAATTCGCATTTTAGAGAATCCATAGCACATTCATCTTGTACTAAAATTCGGTCGTATGCCTGGGCGAACTCACACATTTCCTGCCCCTTGCGGTTTACATTCTTGTAAGTCTGTACATGGTGGATGAAGAACATCATTTTCTACCTCCTTTCTGACACTTCTTTGCTCGATAGACACAAAGGGCAGCACCGATCACTGCTGGGGGAAAGATGAAGGTCAAGCAAAAACAGGCGATAGCAGAGACGTAATAGGCGTCTGATACGGAGTTGATAGCGCAGTCTTTTTTCAGTTCACGGAAATAACGCTCTTGGAGCGTGTTTACGTTCATTCCTGTACGGAATGAGGGCACGTAGTTCGTGCCTTGGGCTACTTGTTTCATATACTGTGATAGTTTGGCTGTTAAAGGCAAGTTCTCGTGTATCGGAATGATACACGAACGGCTGCCAATTCCCGAGTCGCCAAACTATCACAGTATAATCCACCGAAGAGCATTATAACAATGTGGGAAAGACAGCCGTATTCGTTTATAAATAAACTTCTACTATTTCGTATATGAATTTGCTGAAGACGTAAATGTCAAGAGCAAACTGATGGACATAAAAAAAGCCCAATTTCGTATTGAGCATCTAACCGGGCTCATTCGGTACAGATATTTCTGTAATAGTTTGGCGATACAAATATGAGGATAATATTTGAGATAGCCAAATTAATTAGTTTAATTCTGTATAGCTGTAAGTTTTCCATTTTCAAAATACAAATAAGACTCATCAGGATATACCCACTGTTCATGAGTACCAAAGCTACCTTTAGTGGTGTTTATTTTTTCAGGTTCTCCCCATGATAACTTGCATAATTTCTTATCCCATCCAATTTTAACTTTACCTTTTGTTACTAAATTCCAATTGACTTGAGACATATTAGGATATTGATCTTTTGGATTCGAAAAATAGAAATAATACGAGAAAGGTCTTGCCATACTAATTTTAGATGTATTAGTTCCAGAGAGAAAAACGGTGTAAAAGAAATCGTTTCCTTCGGGATTTTCTAATATTATTTTAACAGGTTCGCTGTCAGTTCCTACACCTATATTTTTAATTTTGTAAGGAGACAATCTTTTAATAGGTATACTTGTTATTATATCATTAGTATCTATAAATGCTAACCCTTCTTTACTATATACTGTTTTACCAATTAAAAGTTTACGTGCTTTGTCAACATCTCCAAGATAAGCTATTCCTGAAATTTTAGCTAATTTGGATTTACAAAGGCCTTCTAAACTAACCTTTGTGTTATACTCTAAACAATGATTGTCACTTGTCTTGAATATAATTCGTGTTCTTACTGCTCCTTTGAAAGGTTCTTCTTTAGAATATGAAATAATAGTGTCTAATGTGATAATTTGATTAAAATAATTGTTGATATCAATTGTCTCAAAATCGCAAGGTTTTAGATCAAACCTTCCATAGTCTTTAGTGGAACGAATAATCATAAATCTCATTCCTGATTGCCATTCACCGATGTTGAGGAATTGGAAATTATCTTTGATAAACTTTTCTTCTTGTGATAATTCGGATTCAGTAACCGTTGGTTTTACATTGGTTTTAACAATATAGTCATTTTGTGCAGAAACACTACACATCGTTGCGGTTACAACCGCAAAAAGTAGAATGATTTTTTTCATTTGTGTGGTTTTAATTTGTTACGGAACAAAGATAGTGGTAATATATTTGTAATGCCAATAGAATAATGTATTTTAGCTCAAAATAAAACAAATATGGATCAAGAACAGGAAATTAAAAATCTACGTCGCAAGTTGTCTGAATTATCTCGTGATTACTATCAATATAGGGTAGCAGTATTTTATAAATCTATAACTGTTGCCATAGCTGTTTTATTGGGCCTGATAGTAGGATGCCTGCTATAAATGATATTATGGTACAGAAAATAGTTATAACAGTATTGTATATTTTTAGTCTCAAATATTTAGCTTGTAGTCTTTCGCTCTCTTTTCTTAATTCTTCATCCTGTTTCATTGAATTAATATAAGCATCGTAACTTCCATGTAAGTGAATAAGTTCGTAGCCTTTAGGAGTTACTTCAATGGGAGAATCTATTTCATCCGGGTAATCTTCAGTTACTAATTCTTCCATGACTAATTGTTTTCGGTAACTAATAAGTTGTTCTGGAAATAATTTAATTTGTAACTTATCCAATATATCGTATTGAATGCGTTTCTTACGAGGGTCGCAATATAGGTCTCTTAGTATGATGTCTTTAAAATGGGTACCTAATGATTCCATAATATAAAAAATCAATTCCTTATGTCGTGTGCCACCTGGAACCACCCAGTCACCCGATTTTACGGATGCACGACATAAGGAATTGACAAGTTGGTTTATTTTGGCAACAGCTAAAGTACAAAAGTTTTTTTGTTGCTCCAAAAGAAAGATGTATTTTAGCTTAAAATTTGATCGATAATGGAAAGACTCACAGCAGAACAATTAAAAGTAATCGATTTATCACTTATAGAATGGTATTATGAGCAAGCAACAGCACGACATAATGATCTTTTTGTGTAGAATCACTTATTACGGAGAGGGGATATAATACATTGTTTGCTACCTATTTCGCTATCTTGACAGCTTCAGTGGGATATATTCTCACACATTTGAATGTAAACGATGATGTAGCTTTGACCGCCGGATGTTTATCTATTATTGTTTTCATCTCTATTGCTATCGGGTATATTTATCAAGTCATTAGACCACATTCTTTTTTCTCGCCGGGGAAAGATCCGGATAAGTTTACGATACCACAATATATAGCCTATTTCAAGGGGAAAGATACTGATCAAAAGAAGCAGGTAGTTAGTGATGAACTGATTGTACTTCAACAGAAGATATCTGCTCAGGATGCAATGAATGAAAAAAGAGTCGGATATACCAAACGCTCTCTTGCATTTCTGATATTCGGCTCTTTTGTGGCTGTCATTTTCTTTCTAATAGCATTTGCTATTTATTGACCAAATCCTTGTGTCTAAACCATTCGTTTGAATAGGTGTGTCACTTGTAATATCAGGCAATGAAACAGGATCATCTGTAGAACCATCTGCATTACAACAGTAGCAATTTCGCAGACTATCTTTAAGAGACAGGTTGGTGATATACTTGGTGTATCTCATTGTTTAACGGGTGAATCCCTTATCATCGTGCGCCAAAAGGTTTATATAGAGACCTTAATCCGATTTTACGGATTACACGATGAAAAGGGATTCATATTTTATATAATTATTTGGCGAGTGCTAAGATACAATCTTTTCTGAATGCAACAAATAGAAAGCGGAGTAAAAAACTCCGTTTTCTATTTGTGACTAATATTAATTGAAATAATTATATAAATTTATAACGAACTTATTCTACTGTATTGACAATCATGAAATTTTCCAGTAAGTCAATTTTATTAGTAAAGTATGATAATGGTATCATTTTATTTCTATTGTATGCCCATTCCAGGGCCTCGGTTAATACTTCTTTATTAATAATATTTACATTAAAGTTGATTTCTAATTTTGATTGAGATGATGTTCTAGTTAAAAGTTTGTCATTATCGTCAGAATTTTGATAACTACATACATAGCATCTTAATAATAAAGCCAATGTAAAGTAAAAATAACGATTAGGAGAATAAGTTGCGTTTGATTCTATGTTAAGTATTTGCTTTGGAATTATAGCTTCTATTTGATCTATAAGTTCCTGTATTGAGTAGCTTCTATAACTGATTTTATCATAGCAATCAGATTCGCAAATTCGAAGATATGTAAGTAAACATACTAAATCTGAATATATGACTTGATTATAGTTATACATATTTAAAGAAAGACGAATATGAGTGAAAATCTTTTCTATTTGTCTCAATGATAGATTCTTATGCATGAATAGGATGTTAGCTATAACTAAGAAAGACTCTTTTAATCCATCTTTTGAATCTCTCGCCTTTTCATAATCTTCAAAACCATAATAATCATATAAGTAGTTACAGAATTCTCCTATATTAGGTGTTGGTAATATATATTCAATATCAATAAATCTTTTCAAATATTCATTGGCATCTATTAAATCACTTCCATAATATCCACGTATAGAGTTACTTAATTGTTCCTTATCTATGGATAAGACAAATACGATATTAGGTATGTTAAAAAGATGTTTAATCCTTTCTAATGTTTTTACTGCATAATGTGGGTTACATCGATCAAGTTCATCTATGATAAATATCAATGGTTTCTTATCACAGGCTTCATCTACAAAATTTTTAAGTTCATTTTGAAAGAACTCTAAGCTTTTCTTCTGACTTTCATAATTGTCTATCTCTTTGCTTAATAATGTAGAGCCTTCTTCAATAAAATCAGATATGATATCAACGACTTCTTTACCAATACTCCCTTTTAGTATTCCTTTGAATATTGAGGGAGCAGCTTTAATGGTTATTTTTCCAAATGCATTCAATACTGATGTGAAAGTTGTTGTTGCCTTAGTTTTCAGGCTTATTCCTTTTAATTCTCCCAATAATCCGACAAGAGGATCTGATATGAAATCATTTTCCCAAGCATTAAAATACAATGTGTGGAATTGGTCTAATTCAAGATATGCCTTCCACATTTCTACAAATGTGGTCTTGCCTGTTCCCCATTTACCGTTTATAGCTAAGACAAAGCCTTTCTGATACGTATTAATGATTGTCTTAAGTGTTTCTGCATATTTTTCTCGGTCCAATTTACAGTTTTTGAAAGGTTGGTTAGCCGGGATTTCTAGTTTTTCAAGTTTACATTTCATAGGTTATAGTTTTATTTGTTGCAGCAATAAAGATAATCTATTGATTATATGGCGTTCATAGTTAAAAAAGAAAGTCAAATAGCTGAATGATTTTCTTTATTTTAATTTTTTCCGGTATTTCTGTAATTGGTAAATAACCGATCAATCGGTTAGATTCTCACAATTTTTCGGAAATAATTGCTTTTAAATTTATTATTGTAATTGTCAGATATTTCTAAGGATTATTTATGCTTTCAAATATTTTCTTTTTCCAAGCTAACAGTTCCTTCATAATTGTTTTCAGTCGTTGGATTTAAAATGTTTGTTGTTTTTTCACATCCATAGTAGTCAAGAATAAATACGGGAAATGCGCTTAAAACACCTACCGTAGGACATTTATGATTAATATACTTCTCTTTTTGTTTTATGAAAATATTGAGTTGAGATTCAATTTTTAAAGGGAGGGTATAAGTGTTATTGACAATATAATTCATTTTGCGAAGATGTGCTTTTATAAGATTCCTCCATGTATCTAATGTATATATAGTAAAATTACAGAGTGAGGGACTGTCAGATGAAACTTTAACTTTATAATGGGGCTCTTGTTCACAGACTTCTTTATCCTCGCAAGTATCTCTATATTGACAATTTTTCCCTTTACACTTAACTTTTAAATCTTTGAAATCTTCGTAATTTTTGACGATATGTCTGATAGCTTCTACCATTGGATAACTTATGTAAAGTTTTCCTTTGTCAGTCTCATTATCGAAAAAATCCAACATATCCTTTATTTTTTCATCCCCTTTTTTCATAAGAAAACCATTTTTATCTTGAGCACTTGCCAAAGGAGCATGTGCGTCATAGTCAAAAAAAAGATATATTTCGGAGAAATCATCACTATTATATTTTTCGAATATTGAGTTTTCTTTATCTCTTTCCTTTATTAAATAGAAAACATCCAAATCGTTGTCTTTTTCAATTTCTCTGTAAAGTTGATAGATATCTGAAGCATAGGCACATTTTATAATAGTTTTTTCATTTAAAATATGCTCCTCCAGACTTTTTACAATTTGGCCTTCAGTTTTTGGTCCTTCAAAAACAAATAAGATATTAGTCGACATTGAATGCTCCTGCTTTATACATTTTTTCAATATTGTGTGCTTCTCTCAACTCTTTCTCTGTACTTTGTGATAGAGACTGAATTCTTTTTTTATTCATTAAGAAATAACAATCTGGCCTTAATAAATCATTTGTGATAATTGACGTATTATGTGTAGTGAGAATGAATTGAATACCTGTATCTTTCAACTTTTCAATAATCATTCTGGATAAATCATGGTGATAAAAAGCATCAAATTCATCAATAAATAGAAAAGATACTTCTGCTTTTTTGATTCTTTGGAACCAAAAATAAAAGAGAGTAAGAGCACTTGTTCCTGTCGATAGAATCTCATACATTAAAATCTTTTTTCCGTTAAAATCAAATGCTATATCTTTCTTATTTAATCCTTTTACAACAGTTAATTTGCATTTAATATTGGCGTCATTTAGAAACTTTTCGAAATCATGCACATTGTTATTCTCAATAATGTCATCTGTTAAAGTTTTGCTTCCAATATCTAATCCCATGTAGGTTCTGTCCTCTAAAGAACGAAAATATAACATTCGTTCTATAAAGGAAAAAAAATCGATGAATATTTTATTGTATTCATCATCATCTAATACTGTATTATTTTTTATATATTTTAGAACTGATAATTGATTATCATTGATTGTGGTGTTTAATGTTTCTGTTCCTTTAAGATTTACAGAAAATTGATTATTACCATTTGCTCTATCAAACAATACCAATAGGGTATCGTCTATAGATAATTTTTCGAAAACTAAAGTTTTATAGTCAATCTTTTTATATTCGTATTTGACTATTTTGCCATTTAGAAGAAATTCATAATAAAAATCAGCTGTCGGAGATTTACTATATGCATTGAGGTAGTTTCTATATTTAGAATCATTTCTATTTTTGTCTGTTAAATGCTCTATAATATCGAAAATAGCCAAACCTAAATTAGATTTACCCATACCATTGTGTCCATAAATCATAGCACAATTAACGATACTATTCTTAACACAATTAGAGTTAAATGTGTATCCATTGGTTTCAGAGAGATCTAGTATGAAATCTTTCTCAAAACATTTAAAATTGGAGACTTTAAATTTTCTAAGCATTTGGAGTATTTTTTAAATTCGAAACAAATATAGTCAAAAAACAACTACCGTAATTTTTTTACGGTATTTTTTTGTGTATTTCTGTTTATTTCACTAACTTTTTTATCTATTCCTCAAATTTTCTTCTGTTTTTTCCTTGCGTCTGATTGATTCGTCCATTGCGTACAAGGCATCAAGAAAAAGACCTTTTCTGATTTCCGGCTTTTTGGTCATGTCTGATTGTGCAAGGGAGTCGAGTAGTCGGAGCTGCGAATCAAATACACGACCGTTACTTTTTCCTTCTCCGGAGAATATTCGTGGATAAGCTTCGGCCATGCAGGAGAGACTTCCTAGAATGTACCAGTACATAGTTATTTTTTTATCTTCAGGGAGATGTTGCAGAATGGCTGCATCTTTATCCAGACAATTGATATCGAACTCTTTTCCACGATGCCACAGACAAGCTAACAGGTGATTGATCTTTTTAGGATCTGATTGCATGGCGTCCAGGTATGTTTGCAGATACATGAATTGTGCAAAGGTGATATCGAATAATTGGTCTTCTGGGCCGGTGAATTTTCTTAAGCGGCAACGGAGGGTTGGATAAGGATTGGTTGTCAGTTCAGGGTTAATAAGGTATTGTTTCAATGAGGTATTGAGGCGGTTCTCTACTTTACGAATCAGAAAGTTGAACTGATCAGCAAGCAGGCTGATTTCTTCCGGAAGGAGAAAGTATTGACGGCTGCGAATCTGGAAACGGACAGTTTCACTTTCCTGCCCGATTTTTATACGGACATATTCCTTGAATATTTTTTTGTGCCGGCATACGTGCGCTTTTAGACAATAAAGCATCATGTAGACTTTAATTTGCTCTACCGGTACATTTGATTGGGTAAGTGCTACTAGATAAAGAAGCTGCTTGGGGGTTAGTTCGTCCCAGTTTCCCGGTATCTTGTAAATATCGTCATTGATTTGTATTGTATGCATGATATTATGATATTGAGGTAAATAGCTTTTTGTCTTTGGAATTGAAGTTCATAGCTTGAGATATTGTTTCAATTCCAAGTTCCGTCCCGTTTTCTGTCAGGTAGGAGCATATCTTGCTGGCGTAGTATGTTGCCTGATCGGCGAAGAAGTTGCCGTTTGCGGACGGATCTTGATAAATCGGTCGGATAGTGGGGGAGTATTCGATCTTTCTACCGGATATACGTTGCTCGGTTGTTTTCTGTGAGGTGTACAACTCGGCTGTTTTATTGGCAAGATAACGGATAATATATTCAATAAGTATCTTCTGTTTGGGTGTTTCCTTACTTTTAGAGAATGCTTCTTTCATTGCTTCATATACTTTGTCCGATATCATTTCCCGGACGTTATGTTCCTGAAGCTGGCGAATGGTAGGGAACATGATGCGATAAGATAATATGGAGTAGTCTATATTTACCATGCCGATATCTTGAAAATCCGTCGCATTACGGATAAAACAAAAGCGGGAAATAGTGTCAGCGACATAGTCAGAATAATCCGCCTTGTTTTCTTCCAGGTAGGATATCAACCGGTCGAGAGCTTGCATTCCCCGGAAGCATAGGTTTACTTTGGCTGCTGCAATTTTTGTGTCACTGGCAGGAGAACGTTGCCCTTGTACATTACTTACTGTGATGCCGCTGTCTCCAAACATGACACCTAATTCGTCAGTAGCAAGCATTAGGGTTAATGGGCCGAGTGCACGTAGTAATCTGTCGCATAATTCAGATTCTGGGCATTCTTTTGCTTTTTTGATGACGGACTTTCCGATGTATGGCTCTATGTAGATATCCAATGCGTCTTCGATATATGGTTCGATAGACTCATAAGGCAGCGAGGCGTTTATTTTGACTACCTTTTTAAAAGTTTCGATGTCGGGGATGAGTATATTCATTTTTGTTCAGTTTCCGGGGTTAAACCTGTGTTCTTAGTTGCTCCCGTACCTTTGTCAAGTGTGGTCAACTGGCAGTTAGTTACGGCAAAATAGATGTCTTTAGGCCACTGGTTTATTGCCTTGACAAAGTATAGAGGTTCCAGAGTTAGATCTTGATACATTTTCATTAGTGCCTGTTCAATAGTGAATAGCTCGCGGGCTTCGGTACCATTGATACTTTTTCCCTTTCCCGGAGCTGCGCCGATAATGCTGGGGTGTACCCCCATTCCGTAACACATCATGTTACTGACTTCTTCACTGTCTTCGATGTATTCTCCACCTTTGAAGAATGATTCGAGAGGGGTGATAATGATATCTTTATCTTCAAATCCTTTTATACGGTCATAGCGAAAGTGGGATATAAAACCTTTGCCGGCATTTTCTTCGCCGGCTAAGAAGTCGTTCATGTCCTGAAGGAATTTATCTCTGCGGATTGCCTTTTCATCATCTTTGACAATCTTTTCTGATGCGTATAGCTTCTCCCAAAAGGTTTCTTGGATATAGATAATGTATCTGAGTGCCATTTGATTCTTGATCAGTGATTTTTTGAAAACAGGGATTGCACTGGAGAAATCATACCAGCCGGACGCAAAAACGCTCCACCAATACGGATGGCTGTAATAAAAACGTCCTGGAGTGGAGATACGAAGATTGTGGATGAACCTACGATCTTTGCCTACTATTGTTTTTCCGTTGTTGTTAGGCGCAAGCCCGATTCTTATTTTTAAGTCGAGCAATGGAGATTGCCTGTCGAGCAGGGGAGTGGCGACAAGATCTTCCGGTGTTCCTTTATGCCATTCGGCTGAGTAACCGTGCCACTCGCTTTTCCCGGTCTTCTCGTCAATCTCACTTATTCGGGAACAGGTAGACTCTTTTGCTTTGATTTGCACGATACGGGGAGATTTATCATCATTGTTAAATATATACTCCAGATAGCCGTCATAGAATATAACAAGGTCATTGGCTAACTCCATACGTATAAAATTGAAGTTGTTGTTTTCGAGGAATTCAAAGATTTCCGGCTGTTCCTCCGGGAGGACTTCTTCTTTTATTATTTTCTTTGTAGCCTTATCGCGATACTTGCGATATACGAGTATGCTGTCTCCGAATACGACTTTGTTCTTGAATTCAATGTTGCTTCCTACGGTAACATTAATCCCTATTTTTTTCATAATGTCGTAAGGCATATTATTATTTCGTCCACGTTGCATAAATTTAATTGGAGCCGCTTTTCCTTTGGGAGTAACTTCAATAGCGGATGTGTTTTTGTCAGTGGTGATATCGGTGTTATCACTGAATTTGATAACATTATTGCCACCTTTTAAGACGGCATAGGTATCATATCCTTCCAGAATAAGGTTAGCTGGTGCCTGTTGCAGTTTTTGCTGTTTCATTAGAAATATACTTTGAAATTATTGAATTTGGTGACAAGGCACCGGCGAATCTTTTTGGGGGTAACTTCTCCACAGGGTAATACATTGATTGTGCTTCCGCTGCTATGGAATGAAGTTAATACTGCTCGATCGTAAGTAACCAATTCGCCATTGCTTTTTTTGCAGAATTGGATAGAGAATTCAAGAGGCTTTCCGTCTTTTCTGCGTTCCATTATCTGCCAGATCTTACTTTGATGTATTCTTTTGTCTTTTAGCATGATTGATAAAGATTAAGATGATAAATACTATTGGAATCCCGATGATTAGTCCGTATTTGATGCCGTTGTCTATTCCGGTTGCGACGGAATTACCGGCGTCTCGGTGAGACTCTAATTTGCTGTCTTGCTGAAACGTGATATCAGTTTTCGTCTTTTGCTTCTCAGATATGTGTACAGTGTCATTTTCTTGTAGCAGGGTTTTGATATTCTTCTCGCTCCCCTCAATCTCGATATCCGATATCGGGGGTAGGCCGGTAGCCGGATTTGTAGCTTTCGATGTGTCGAAGTTGACTTTGATCTTCCAACCTTTATCGGCTTCTTCCTTATTGAAGTTGAATCGGGAGTAGATATTTCCGGTTCTATCGTACAGAGTTGAATCTGAGATAGAAAGATTACTTTGCTCTTGAGCGCTACGATCTTTTTGATAAGTAGTACGGCAACTACACAATAGCCAAGTGATAGTAAGGCTAGCAAGAAGAATGAGGGTGTGTACATGATGTTTCATTGTTTTCGGTTGTTACACAATAGGTTTATACATTTGAATCGTTTCAGGTCGGCTATTTCGTTTTCGTTATCCGCTATCTTTTTATCCTGATCTATTTGATTGTTTTCTAGCTTTTCTATACGGGTAGCCCACTTTGTTTCGCTTTCTATTCTCTCTTTCTTCATAGCTTCTTTGTCGGCTCTCAAGTCAGCGATTAGTTCCTGATATACATCTTGTACGGAGCTGAGAGCTTTGGCTTCCGCTTGTTTTTTTGTGTACTTGAGTGTAATCACCCCAGTGATGAATGACAGGAGACCACCACCGAGTATGAATGTGAGTAGATTCTGTGTAATGATATCGTTCATGACCTTCTTTTTATGCAAAGGTATCAGCTACCTGGTAGGTCATAAAGGACACGCCTAGGGCAGAAAAACAAGTATCACGAGCGTGATGATTTTTGAGGGGACAGGTGCTGCATATAAGGGAAATTGAAAAACTTTAGGTCGAAATTTCTTTTCAGGGCGGTGCGTGGTCTTTTGACCGATAAAGGGGAAATTTTTCCCCTTGAGAACCCTTTATTGGTTGGACGCCAGCTTCTTGCATTTTTTGTTATGGGAATTACATGAGATTAAAAAAAATGCCGGAAAACGGTTCGGAAAGCTTTATTTGTTTTTTGTCGCAAACTAAAACAATTTAATCATTCCGAACCGTTTTCCGGGAATACGCCCTTTTCTCATCCTTTTTGGTGGGGCAGAGTGGTATTTCTGTTTTGTTGTCTCTTTCTCCTTTTTCTGCCTGTCGCCACTTCATAGGTATGTCTCTTTCGAGGTATGTTTTCCGACTTTATTCCGCGAAGGTAAATGTTTCTTTTCCTATGCAAAGCTCAAGCCGTCTAGTTTATCTTAAAATCTCCACGCCTGCGGGTTGTATTTGAAGATAAAAGCTTGGCGTCGTTGCAAGAAACACCTTCTAGGGCGGCATAAAGGCGAAACATACCCCGAGCGAAAGCGACGGAATAAAAAAAAGCTCCAGGTAGGGAGAAAGAGGATAAAGGCTTACACCCTCCGGACTTCAAGTTCAAGAATAAATTAACAATAAACACAGTATAATAGTATAATTATGAAAACAAGAAACGTACCGGAAAGTTGGAAAAGACAGTGGTCAAAGTTTATGTATTGCTTTTTTGATTATTTGCCCGTCAAGTATGAAGCGAATGAAAGAGAATGGAAAGTACGGAAAATGATTTGGGATTTTAAAGATGGGAAACGTAGTTTAGCGGTGGCAGAATTGATTGCAAAGAAGATACGGGAACAGTTCGGGGCGGAATGTGAGAATATAACGTTTACCTGTATTCCTGCCAGTTCTTCAGATAAGAATGAATCACGTTACAAGAACTTTGCGGAAGAAGTGGCAAGGCTGACAGGCTGTAAGAATGCTTACCAAGCGATAACAGTAGAAGGAAAACGGTTGGCTATTCATGAATACAAAGGAGCCAAGGCGGTACAGGAAGTAGAAGTTATCAATTTTGATGAATCTTTTTTTAAGGACAAGAAGGTACTTGTATTCGATGATATCTTGACACAAGGAACGAGCTATGCACGTTTTTCATGCACACTTGAAAATATGGGCGCAGAGGTTTTGGGAGGATATTTTTTAGGTAGAACTTTAATGATATAAGAATATGAATAATTTATTTGATATAGTAGGAGAGAGCAGACATCTAAGTGATAATGAGCTAATATATAATATAACGAATAGCGAGCAAGCTGTTTCCCAGTTCGTGGAAGCATTAAGTCACAATGAAGATTTGTCCGTAGAAATGTTGTTTGAGGGATTAACGCCAGGAAGAAAAAGAGTGGCGTTGGCAGCAGTGGAACTGTATAAGAGAATGCAGGAACGTAAATTTGAAAAACAGGTAGTGAAATCCAGTGAAGACGTTTATAAGATAATGTGCCCTCTGATTGGTGAACTGGAGATAGAAGAATTTTGGGTACTGTTACTGAATCAAGGGTCTAAAGTTATCAAGAAGATAAGGTTGTCAAGTGGCGGCATTGATGGAACATATGTAGATGTAAGATTATTATTGAAACAGGCTGTATTGAATAATGCGACGAGAATAATAGTTGTGCATAATCACCCGAGCGGAAATAAACAGCCGAGTATGATAGATAATAGGTTGACGGATAAAATAAAAAAAGCATCTGAAGTAATGGAGATACATTTGGATGACCATTTGGTTATCTGTAATCATAGCTATTATAGCTATTCTGATGAAGGTCGTTTATAAAGGGAAGGGTGCAGGGGCACCCATTCCGTTTTGCTCGCACGCTCGCAAAACGGAATGGGACCCAAAATAGGTATTATTTATTTGATTTTCGTTCCTTGAATCACGAAGAGGCGTGAATGCTATTGGTATATTATTTATTTATTATTCAGAAAGAAGATTCCTCCGGCACGTGTACCCGGCAGAGTGAAATAGAAATTCATTCCTAGCCATAGTGTGTCAAATGCATCTGTGATGTGCGTTTTATATTCGTCCGGATTATCAGGTGTGTCGGGTGTTCCTTCAGGTGTTTTATCCTTTTCAAATCCGTTCTTTCCCTGTTTGACCCCAGTTTGTTCCATTGCTATTTTCAGGAATTCGTTTTGATGAAGGTTTATTTGTATCCAAAGAAATTGCGGATCTCCTTTTAAGGTTAAGTCAATGTTTAAGTGCTTCCATTCGTGTTTCGGAGCTTGTCCGACATATACCATTGTGACATGATATCCGTTTTCTTTGAATACACGTTCGATGATGTCTGCATAGGTTTCAGTAGAAGATCCGGATTCCCATGTAAAAGTATGGTCATAGTAGATGACTACATCTCGATTAAGCTTCGGACGGTAATAGTCGGCTATCATTTTGACTAGGTCTTGCAATTTTCCGGGAGTTTTGACGTAAAATGACTTGAGTACGCGCATCGTGTGATCATCCAGCTGTCCGACGACTGCGGTGGATATGGATGCATTGGAGTCAAAGGCCAGATGAAGCTCCTTTGAAAAGTTGAGGTCGCCGTCGCCCAGACAACCACATGTCGTTAGTTTGCTCCAGTTACTGCCTAAATCCCGGAGACGTCCGTTATCGCCAGGCGTGTAGAAGTGAATATCATCATCCAAGGCCGAATAAAAGCAATTTTCGATCCGGAATAAACGCTCGTTCATAAAAGCAGTACGCCAGATCAAAGGAGGCGAGTTCCGGTACATCTGCCAAATGAAGTCTTCACCGAGTACTTCCAGATTGTCGAACACATCATATTCACCGTAGAAGACGGTATATTCCTTTGTTTTTCCCGGGAGAGGTTTAATAGGAGGTTGATATCTCCGTGCAAGGTCTAAATCGCGTTGATATTCTTTGATCATGCGCATTACATGGTCAGTGAGTGGCTTTCGTTTGTATTCTTGTAGCTTGAGATACAATGTTCTGATTAGATTGATATGTGCAGGCGACATCTCGTCTATCTTATCGAGAATCCATTTTCCCATAGAAGCAGTCGGCATATCTGTTGAGTAACTTACGCTGTGGTGATGAGGACAGTTGCCGAAATATTGCCGATTACCACGATTGGCGGGATCTACTTCACTTTTAATTTTCTCATAATTGAGAAACTTAGCTTCGGGACCTATCACCCAGTCGAGTGACATAGAGTTTGCGGACATTCCTTGATTGAAGGAGAGAATTACCATGACGGTACCATTCCAAAAATGAAATGCATTGCTCCAGCCATCGCCTAATACCGGGCGTACCGGTTTGGCGAATCCCATGCTTTCTGGAGCTTTGTGGCCAACGACATAATGTATTCCTTGTATATATCCCCACTCAGCAAGTGCTTTGCAGATTGCCGGTAATGTGTTTCCCCATGCCTTGGCGTAACTCGGAGAGATTAGGCCGCCTAAAGAACCCGGCATTTCCCATACGTTGCGGAGAATGATGCGTGCGTCAATCCCTTCGGATTTTCCGGTACCACGTGAGGCAACTATATATTCATCATGTGCATTGATAGACATGGCATGGCGTTGCATCTTATTGAAGAACTTGTCTACAACCTCATCTCGTTTTCTGCGGAGTTCATATGCGGAGAGGGCAGGAGAGTTCTGCGGATTCATTCTTTCTCCTCCTCTGTAATAGGTTTGATGTCTACTGCTCTTTTACTTAGCATTCCTTTAAACAGGGTGCGCAGCTCTTCCCGTTTTTCTTCAAGGTTTTCAATCTCTTCAAGTCCTTCCAGGAGGGTGACGTCGTCCGAAGGTTCGAATGACGGAGGAATCATTTGTGAATAATCGAATTTATTATCATCTTTATCTGCACGTGTATATTTGCCTATTTTATCCAATGCGGCAGCAGCTCCTTTTGCATCTTCTTTGTCCATTGCCATATTAAAAGCCCTCTTACCACCTTCTACAATCATATACCGGTACCAGGATGTTGCAGCTAGTTGGATATTTCCGACTAACCGGTTGATCATACCGATATCCCGGTAGGCTTGTGATTTGGAAATCGGTTCTGCATTTCCTCCACAACCGTGTATTAGGAAGTTTACCAACTCAGTGTCCGGAATAAGTGGTTCTTCCATTTTTTTACTGACACATAACATCATACGTTTTTTGATTTCCATTTCCCTGGGGGAAAGGATGGTTGTCGATTCGTCCTTATCTTTGTATAAAGCTCGTTCGATTCTCTCGTATGTAGGATCTTTCTTTGGCATTATTCATTGATGCTTTGTTCTTTCATGTATTTATCAGCAAGAGGTTCGGCGGCAGGACTGCCAGCAACGGCCAGTTTGATAACTGTTTTCCGGAGATTGAGCTTGGTCTGAAGTCTCCCCTGATGATAGGAGGTATATATAGGTGAACTGCAATGATTTTTACATATATCACAGAAGTAGTCACGTTGATCAGTCGGGATATCTAGCAGTATTGCGATTTCTGCCGGAGGTAAAAGTGCTGCAGACATATCTTTTATTTGCTTTAATATTTCTTCGGACAGAGTCATTATTCTAAACTTTCATAGTGGATAGCGTCTTCATACGCTTGATTAAACATATTTGAGAAATAATCGAAATGCTTTCCGGAAGTGAAATAAAAGCCGTTTTCCCATCGGTGGTTTTGATTAAGGTTAGCAGATCCTGCAATTCCAAATTTATATTGTTCGTTTTCGACTAGCAATAGTTTGGCATGGCAGGAATCAATCCGGATTCTCGGACTAATATTTGAAGCAAACAGTAATAGATCAAGCTTATGACGTTTTACGGTCGTATCCAGCAAAAGAGTAAGGCTTTCGATTTTCTTTTCGTCTGAAAGGAAGAAAAGTGGACGCAGACTGTCTTCCGAGATACTGAATGTTGCTATTTTTACGTGTGCCGGGCCTATATCCGATAAAAGAGAGGGCAACACTTCATGTATTGCCCATTCTCCCTTGTGCATGAATGGCTCGATAGAACCGGGGCACAATGCAAGTGGAAAGTTATCCTGCACTCTTTTCACCTTGTGTTGCTGTTATCTCTGCTTCCAGTATGGCAAGTTCCGTCTCATACTTCTCAATGCGGTCCAATGCATTCTGCATGACAGTCTGTTTGTTGTCCTGCCTGGCTCGTTCTGAAGCGGCTTTGCTGTTGGCTATATTATTTTTCAAACGCTTGATTTGGCGGGCAATTTCAAAACCGCGTACAATACTGTTTTCACTTAGTATTGGCCGCTTTTCTTCAAGTTGCAGTTCACCTTTCCCTTCCGCCCAGGTATCGATCTGTTTCCAGAGTTTGCGACGTTCATCATCGAGCTTGCACAGTTCTTCGGCTATCGGTTGTCGTTCTTCTGGTGGTATGTCTTGGTTGGCCACATCATTATGCAAACTTGCATATAAAGGTGCTATTTCTTTGATACGTGCGTAAGCTTTCCGGATAGAAGGACTGAGTGATTCTTCCGTGATAATCTTGACACCCGGAGTGTTCAGTGTTTCGCATTCGTTTCGTAAGGCGGATAGTTCAGACATTTTTTCGTCAAATTGCTCCTGAAGGGATGCCAGTTCTTCGGTATGGCTTTCGCTGTCATTTTCCAGATCATCAATACGGGACTGCAATTCATTGACTAATATTTCAAGCGAAGTGATATTTGCTTGTTTTTCTTCGATTACTTTTTTCCGTTCACTCTCGTTTATGGTCCTAACCACGGCAATTTCCTCAAGAGCGGCAGGATATAGTGAAGGAGAATATTTGATTTCCTTGTCAATTTTCGACAGGCAATTGACAAGCTGGGTGAAATGCGGGTCAAAAATATGTGGACTTTCCGGAGCTGTATCTAGGTAAGCTGCGTATTTCTTTTTCATAGACTCTTTAGCAAGAATCCCGAAAAGAACCAGACCGTCAGCATATTTGCGCTGGCGGTCTCCTAACCATTGGCTGAGTTGTTCTTGTCTGATCATATTATTCGATTGGAGGCGTTGGGGCCGGTTTTAATCCGCCTATGACTTCCATATCGATGGGAGTTTCCAGGAAGATCGCAGAGTAATTGGAATCGGCGGTAGCCGTATAGGTGGTACCGCGACGGTCGCTTCTTGCTTTTCCTCCATTGAATGAAGGAGCGGTAGAAGCATATAATCCCGGTTGCCCCATGATCATTTGTCTGCCGTCAGAGTCTTCAAAAACGTAATAGCCTGCTGTGTTTTTTACCAATGCATTGAATGCATGCATTTCAGGAGTATTGCCGGGGAAGAAGAAGCTCAGTGTTTGTTTATAGCTGATCCCGTCAGCTTCACCTTGCTGCTCCGCTTTATAGTCGACTGTTGCATCTGTACTATATAGATAAATAGGTTGCTTATACGTCCCTTCTGCAGGAAAAGCAAATGTACCGGCTGCCGTCACTAGTGCTTCATTGTCTGCTGCTTTGCCGGGATCCGGAACGGTGGGTACTGTATTGGGTGCATCAAATGGGACGAACAGTAACCGTCCTTTATATCCACCCATATTATTTTGACCGACATTCCATTTCAGCGGTGCGAAGGCCGGACCAGCTGCCAACATGGTCAATGTATTTCCATCAAGATGACATGTCTGAGGGTGTAGTTCCGGGATTGCAATAACCAAAGCCACAAAGAACATACAGAGTATTAGGTAAGTATATTTTTTCATTAGTGTAATTGTTTAGAGTGAATAGGATAGAGCGACCAAAATGGCCGCTCATTTTTTTATCTCAGTTTAGGTATAAGCACCGGTTGCGGTTGTTACTGCGCCTTCCACGACAGTCACTTCCTGATCGGCAGGTTTAGTCTTACCGTCTACAGCAGTAAATTCAATAGTGTACTTGCCGGGTGTGAGACCGATGATGCATTGACCATTACCACGTTCGGCAACTTTACCTTTGATGGTCCAAGCAGCATTCTCCGTTCCTGTGATGTCGACTTGTACACCTCCGGTCTTGCAATAATCCCCTGCAAGGTCTAGAGATTCGTTCTTTTGCTCGTTACAGCGGTATACTTTTTCGTGCCAGTCGCGGATACGGGTATCATAACCCGTTTGTAACCAGAATTGCCATTCATTCGGATCTTCGTAGATGTCACGAATTTGACAGAATTTGGTTGCGGCCTGAGTGTTGAAAGCGACATCCATGTTGCCTTTTTTCTGAAGAACCAAACGCGATCCTTGGCCTAGTGCTTCATGGGAGAGAATTTCGAGAGCAGGGCACATTGCGTCTTCACGCAAAAGTTCAATCATACGCTGCATTGAAGGATACTCCTGCATACGCAGTTTGTTGCGGAGAGCAGAGCGTGCAGCTATTAATACCGTTTCAGCACAAAGCAGCTGTGGAATTCCTGACTTGGAGGAACGCAGGTAAGTGTTGGCACCACCAATCCATTCAACCAAATTTTCATAAGCGGCGGAGTCTGTATCCTTTGTAGGCAAAGTAAAAAGACCTGATGGGGCAAAGTTGCCGCGAGCAGCATTGACATCACCTGTTGTAATCAGCATGTCGGCTTTGGTAAACAGACCGTCAAATGCGCCTGAAGGTGAGGTTGAGTCTTCGTCACGTTCTGCATGAAACAATGTATATACCACGTCTTCGATATGCGATTTTACCAACGTGAAGGCTACACGGGTTTCAAGAGGATGTTTCTTGTTGATGTTGCTGACCGGCTGACCTCCTACGATCAACAATTCACCGTCGTCGTATTTTTGGGAGTTCTCTTTAGTGATACATACAACATCTTTCGGTTCGATGACGGAAGGTTCATAACCGAGCAGCTTATCAACCAGACGGAAGTCTTTTCCAATCTTGTAAGACTGGGTTCCGCCGGCACGACGGCGCTCATTGATTAGGGCATGTTTGCCTTGCAGATCCATCACGTTCAATCCCAGTTTGGCGGCAACTTCCTGTAAGGTGGCAAATGGGAGCGCGCGAAGAGCCTTATCGTAGGTGATTAAGGCTTCGTTCAATTTCGATACGTCAATTAATTTTGGAGACATATTCTTTAATAGTTAAAGTTGGTTAGTAAATTAAAGGAGGCCGTCAGTTTTCAGGCGTTCTGTGATTTCCAGATAATTGCCGGCATTTTTGTCGCAGTAAGCAGCCAGATCTTCCTTCTCTCCGCTTGCGGCAGGTTCACTCTTGGGAGCTGGGGATCGTTCACCCGGCGCCGGTGTTTTCTTCAAATTAGCTACTTGTTCTTTGAGCTGGGTGATATCTGAATCCTTGGCACTTACCTCGGTTCTCAGATTAGCGATCTCTTGGTCCTTTTCGCTTACCGTCGTTTTGAGTGCGGCTATCTCAGTAGTCGCTTCAGATAATTTTTGATCGATCTCCTGTTTAGCTTGTACGAGAGAACTGTTCTCCGATTTCAGACGGGCGAATTCATTATGCAGGGAGTCGAGATTCTCTGCTGATAGTTCGGTCGTTACTGCCTTATCTTGGCTGATATTCAGAAAAGATAAAAAAGCTGACCATGATTCTTTTAAAGTCATTTTGTCTTTGAATGAAGTTGATAATACTGGCACGGAATTCGTGTCCATACCCGCTGCCAGGAGAACGGATGTGGAACGATCATAGAGGCGAACGGCATTGGAATTTGCCGGAATATCCACAATAGATGCTTCCATTAACTCGCATTCCGTGACAGTTTCACGGGTTTGACCGGGTACTAGAAGATCTTTGTTTGCTGAGGTAGCAATAATGCGGATTCCGACGCTTGCAGCGTTGTAAGTCCCTGCTTCGTATTTTGCGGCAATTGCTTTTGATAGATCATCAACTTTGTCGAAAATAGGAATGGCAGAAAGTTCGTCGCCGTTAAGTTGTATATCCTCCCAATGACCGATAGCTTTTGAATCTCCCCAAATGGGAGAACCCTCATCACGGAAATGCATATATAGCATGACCGGGTTTTTCTTGAATGCTTCGATTAGCATTCCGGAAGTAAGTACCCGGTATCCGCAACGATTGAGTGAGGAATCGGAAAGAATGATACGTTTTTGGCTCATTATACTGATTTTGGTGCAATGATACATTTATTGAAAATGGTACGGAAGGACGAATTATAAGTTGTAGTACTGAAGTATCGGATAAATAGAGGTTCCTGATAACTGTAATTCATAGCCGCTATAATCAGTCACTTTTTTCCCGATGATTTTATTCAGACTTCCCAATAGTGGATATTGTGCTGTACCATAAATATATTCATATCCGTTGGTATCTTTACAACGGAGAATACATCCTTCGACAATCTTATAGCGTAAATTATCAGCTTCTTTTAGGCTGATAGCTGCTTTGAGAAGCCGGATGTTTGTTGAATATTTATATATCGTACCTCCGGAGGTTTCATTAGGGGTGACAGTCGGAGCTTCAATAACACCTAGAGTGTGGAGGGGATGCCAGGCGTGTCCCTCTGTAATTTTGATACACGCAGTGTTCTGATGAACAGCAAACAATGCAATTTCATTTTTAAATAGGATATCGGCACTTAATATGCCTCCCATATTATTATAATTATTCATAAAGTGCTGATTTTCAATTAGTACGCATTTTTGAGTCATTTTTCGAACATTTTTCGATCAAAAAAAGGACAATTAACTACACTTGCTCGGCTATTTTTTTGAGCGATTATAACCTCTTTTTTTCTCTTTCCGGCGAATTTCGGCTCTCCACCGGTAATAGTTCTTTTTGAATGCATCCTCTGTGATTGAATCAATTCCATACATAGTCATGAAATTATGTATCGCATTGATATAAGTGATACCATAGGTATGCTTTTGTTCGTCCAGGAAGTCATGGGCTTCTGCCCATAACATTCGATCGATCTTTCGTACGAGGATAATCTGTGAACGTATTCCCAGATAATTGTATGTTTTGGGATTTTTGCCTAAACTGCGTTCCGGCAGGATAATTTCTAGATTTCCATGATCAATGACGTTGCATGGACGTCGTTCAAGTAGGTCGTAGATAAAGTGGTAGATATCCGTATTATCCGGAAAACGAATCGGAGAGTCCTGCATATTACAGAACTTTCCGATAAGATACTCCTTAAGATGTGGTGGTACTTCAATCTTAGTAGTAATCATAAAAACGTTTGGTTTAGGTATGGAGCTAATGTACAAAAAAGAAATGAAGAAACCTTGTATATCAATGAAAAAAGAGTGTATTCAGTGTATCACCCTTTCCAAAACCGTACTATTTTTTTGTGCGATTGTGCAAAATAACTGTGAACTTTTACTTAAGTGCTGAATATCAATTTGTTAACCCCGTACAAAATAATGTACTTTTTGGTACAAAATCATTGTTTTGCGTACAAAATGCATTTTTGTGCCTTTTTGTACGAATCGTACGTTTTTGTACGAAAATCGTGCAATGTGTAAATGTCTGATTTTTAATGTAATAAATGAAGAAAAATAGGTGCCTGCACGAAAGCACAAAATTTTATCGTGTTTTGGGTAGGGTATTTTTAAAGAAGAAAGAAAAATAAAAAATATATATATATGTTCCTGATTTTGTCCGGCACTTCCTCCTGCACATTTGTTCAAAACGTTTGTGATAAGATGAAGGGGGAGGCGAGGGGGAATGAAAAAGAAAGCCCGGTGCGCAGAAGCACACCGGGAAATAATACTAATGCTATATATAACAGAAATGAACCGACTTGCGTTAGCGTAAATCATCAGGATAAAACACTTGAGAAATGAGTTCGTATTCGCGAGGCAAGGACTTGACGCCGACTACAACACAAATACCCCTTGCGGCAAGCTCATACAGCCTTTGGGTAGTGATGATAGAACTGCGGAAACTATAGTTGCTGCATAGCACAAAATAAGCAGTAGCCAGGTCTACGGAATAAATATCTTTGCGTATTATCTTTTTGGCATCGGATGGGACTTTTGCAAAGCCAAGACGAACGGCCAGGCGTGATATAAGTAACTCTCGATCATCGGCAGACGGAGCAACAATCACCATTATTTTATTCTCTTTTTTTATCGGCATAATGTTGTGTATATCAATGAAAATTTGTATCTTTACAAAGTAATAATTTGGAATAATCTACTCATCTGCGATTCGAGTAGAAGTGGTGCCAATTAACAGCCGGTACTACTTTAGGTACGTGCCGAATAGCACTGTAATCATCAGAAAACTCTAAAAAATCATCTAGTACGTCCTTTCTTGTCGTTTCTTCTATAATATACATAGCAGCTATTTTAATGAATAGATCACGTGATGCGGGCTTGCAGTGTTCGTCAATGCGAATACTGCTCCCTTCAGGTATTGCAGCTAGGATATTATTGACGGCATGGTAGAAGCGCATAAAACGTTCCGGATTCTGGTGATAAACAGGAAGAACTTCTTCTAATATCTCTTGATACGTAAATGGCATTGTTATCGTTTATATTGGGGATCTGACCAGCTTTCATGTAGTAGCCTTTCATGCAGAGAGTTTTTTCCCGTTTGTTTATAGGTATTTTTTCAGTTCTTCTCGATCTATAAAAAAAGCACATGTCATATACTTGCCTGGTAATCCAATTGTCTGTGCTTTTGCATCATCTCCACAATCTTTTTCAGTCCCAAAGCCAACAATTGAGCCGCGTGGATCATCCTTAACATCGACTATGGTAGTGGACATTCTCAAACCTTTATTGTCATCTGCTGCCATTTTCTTAATAGCGTCCAGAATTTTATTACCATCATTATTCATATCTTATTTATTCTAGTTAAGATTTTAACTTTTCGTATCTAAGTCCGAAGCACAATTTTATCATTATGCGTTGTAGCCAATTCATAGACTTAAAAACGGGAATAACTGATTTTGTGTATTCATGTACCAATTGAGCTACTGCTTTAGGTTGATCAATGAGAAAATGCGTATTATTATCGTTCATAATATTCCTTTCTATTCTAATTTGAACTATTTATATTTTACTTCTCTACTTTTGCCAAATCAGTGAATGGTATTTGGTGTCCAGCCTGAAAGCTATCAGTGAATCTTCCCAAGATACACCAAAGTTGGTTTTCGTAAATGTCTCCTTCTTTATAGTCTGTTTTCTCCGAGGAAAATGCTTTTGGATACCGTTCCTTCCACTGTTTATTATCTTCATTAAGAACGGAAGCTCCATACGCTGTTAACGTGACTTTAACTTGGTCATTTAGTTCCATTTTTTATTGTTCTGGATATCACTTTTGGCAATCCAACCAATTCAAAGCACTCTGTAAGCTATTAGTATAATTGGCGTTATAAATATAAGAGACTTCTTCGCCCTGCCTATATTCACGATCATTGTCTGTTTCGCCTAGAATAAACTCCATATTGGTAGTTCCTAACCTAAACACACCTATACAGTAGGTTACACCTTCACGTTTCTTACTCTTTTTGAGTCCTAATAGAAAAATTTCTTGTTTTTCTGACATAATATTATTCCTTTTTAAGTTTAAAAATCAATTTGCTTTTGTTCATATTCAGAGCTTATATCATCTGAATCATTATTACCGGTATAAGTACCTGTACCAACTGTAAAGTATTCGACTCCACCGGCTTTGTCGTCAATAACAGGGCGTCCGTCTTGGTCGACTTGAAAAGGATATCCCGTTTTGCTATCATATTTTTGCGGATTGAAAATATAGCCTTTCCATTCACAGTACATGATAAACTTCTTTTTGAATGCAGTGGGAGAGATGAATTTCCGTTGTGCGGGATCATACGTGCAAAAAGCATCATACAAATCTTTTCTAGGAAGACGTACATTAAGATGTTCAGCGCAAGAGAAGTACTCATCTGCCCAAGAAATGAGAGTTTCACCCATTTCTTGTCGTAACTTACGCTGTTCTAGTCGTTCGCCTGGCGCCTGTATTACCCCAAAATTGAGATATAGCTGAATGCAGTTAGCTAATAAGTTCCAAGTAAGATTCCATTGATCGAAATCCCACTCAGAAAAGAAAAGAGAGCCGAAATCGTCAACCGGTTTATGATTATCATTGTAGAAATCGGAAAATGCCAACAACCATTGCCTGTCTTTAAATGAAGAACCGCTACCTTTTAATGCATGATTGGTCGCAATATATATTTTGGGAGAGGCCGAGAAGGGTATAGTAAACCGCCCTTCTCCTTTGTGATTAACACTCCAGTCTCCTGTGATATTAGGAAACAGAAACTCGAAATTGAAATTAAGCAACACATCATCTATAAAAACGATTTTCGTGTTTTCTTGAATATCATTCCAAACAAATTGATCATTGAATATATCTGGTCGTTTTCCTGGAATGTAGACAGTGGGAGTGACATGTCTCATGAGTTCTCCAAGTAAAGATTTACCGGAACGACCATTACTTTCTCCGACTTCAGATTGTTTTCCATCCATGCCAACTACCGCCCTGGCTACATTGTTATCCTTAGCTTCCATTGCTAAAAAACCGATAGCACAGAGCTTACTCAACAGATGCATCTTGTTTTCGGCATTTTCATCCGATTCTACTTCTTGCGCTGGTTTTCGCCATGTGAAATTTGATGCGTTTTGGAGAAATTGAAGAAAATGACATTTTTCCCCTTCCTCAGAAATCTCATAGAAATACTTTCCTTCAGCATCCCGTTTGAATGTAATGAGCGGTTTACCGAGATATTTAGCTTTGATTTGCTTACGTTGTTCTTCCCAGATGTGGTGGGTAATGCTTTCATATCCCATTTCTAACACCTTATCTTTTGTAATGTACCAACAGGCGCTGTCGAAGTAGAAGTATTGGCTTTCCCGGTTAGGTTTTATAAAGTTTGGTTCAATGAAATTCAATAATGATAATTTGTCCGGACCAACATATTGAGATACCCCTTTAATAAGCATTTCATTCACTTCTTTCTTGCAGTAATGTTTTGCGAACTGAAACAAATAGTCACGCGCATCAGAAGCTTCAATCATACGAACGACAGGAGGGTCCAACTGAATAAAACGGAATGACTTGTCTAACATTCTTAGACGGCCAAATCCTCTGTTTTGCAGGAAATTATGTGAATTGACATAGCAAAATTGGTATTCAATGCGCGTATCTCCTCCTCGAATGTTCTTTTCTACTTCTTCCCAGAATTTTTCATCATCATCGAAAGGTTGTGCTAAGACAACTTTACCACTATCATCGAATTTCCAGCGATATCTTCCGAATACAAATTCCGGAAGATTTTTTAGTACATCTCTATGTCTCTCTGCAAAAGATTCATACGAATGCAAGCACCATAATTCTTGAAGCTTGTGGTCGGTCCAAGTCGTGATCTTAAACATTTCCACGTATTTGCCCAGACCTTTCTTCTCGTTACAGGCTGCTTCTATATCTTTTGCCAATTCTTCCTCATGTCCTTTCAAACTATTGGCTAAAAGGTCATCCAATCCTTTATCTCCTGCTTTATTCTTTTGTATATGGCCAATAAATATTTCAACATAAATATTACGATTTTTCAAGGTACGCATATATTCCTTGAAATTACGGGCTGCAAAGAAAAAACAACTAGGTCGTTTCTCGACTCTGTCATTGAGTCGAATGTTTGTGCTGATATCATCCCAATCAGAGTCGAAGATAAAAGCAACCTCCTTTACTCCACAAGTTGTAATGATCCGAACGATATCTTCAGGGAGTGCACCGTTTAGACCGAGATTCTGTATACCGCTAACAGCGATAGACGGAATCCCGTGCTTACAAGCTTTTTCAGCCTTTTTTTCACCTTCCTGAATGTAGAGCCGGTCAAATTGTTGCTTCTCTTTATAAAGCCTCCGCATTCGTTCCGGGATGTAAATAGGGGTGCCGCTTCCAATCGGAGATTTGTATTTGAACGGCTTGCCGTCTTTATCAAGATGTGCGTCAGGAAATTGCCAACGGATTCGATAGTATTCTTTTCGTTCACCAGTCTCTTTTTTACGATGATCTTTCCTGGCATAAGTGACAGGCATTCCTTCAAGATCATAATACTCGATAATAACATCATCACCTCTAGGATCTATGGTCCCATTTTCTGCGAGTGTTCCTGGACGAAAAGTGCGTAATTTGAATATAGATTCGTTTTTTCCTGTTTTATAGACATTTGCTGTGACGTCTTCAAATGTTAAACCCGATTCTGCAAGCATTTTAGCACAGAAACTATTAACATCATTTCCTTTGGCTTTTTTGCTGCCTTGCTTCATCTTTACCGGCTTCTTTTTTTGTTCGGGAACTGCATCCAGTAAAACATTGAATTTGCCGGCCAGATATTCAAGCGCTTCCGGAAACTGTTTTCCTTCTACTCGCATTAAATAATCTAACGCACCGACACCGGCAATTTGATGGCAAGAGAAACAGTTGTAAATATCCTTAGCGGGATTTACACTAAATTTTTTAGATGCCTTGCAATGCGGACAGTCGCAAACGTAACTTGTCCCGGATTTGCGTAGGTTCTGGAAGTCTTGTACCACATTCAATAGATGCCCGGTTGATGCGTCCTTGATGCGTCTTATATCATCATCAGTAAAAAACATAGTTATGGCTTTTTATTTGGTACGTGGAAAACATATTCTTTGAGGTGCAAATGAAGTTGTTTTTTAAGGGTTTCAATGGGACGGGATAAAAGTTGCGTATCTGCCTGCTGAATTATCTCTAAGAGACGTTGAGCTTCTTTGGGCGGAATGTCATTTATGGTGAGTAAACCACGATTATCAATGTCTACATACATAACATTATCTTTTTTTGCGTCCGCCTACGGCTTTACGGTGATAATTCAACTTATACCGTTGCCGTAGTTTTTCCGCATATTCGGCAGTTGCATCTTTGGGATCAACGAGGACTTGCGTTCGGGCATCTATTCTTAATAATATCTTATTTGATTCCTGCAAGGCAGATTGCTGGCAGAGTGCTGCAACTTCTTCCGGAGCATCTTTTTCAAAAAGATTTATTTTTTCTCTTTTTGCAGGATTGCTGGATGGACTGGGAGAGTGTACAACTTTCATAATTTGCTTTTATAAACCTTTGATTAATTCCTCGATATAGTCTTTTAAATAAGGAGGTACTTCTTTGGTGTTTGCTTTCTCTTTTTCTTGAAACTGATAGTATTCACTTGCTGTTAAAATGATGTTGCGTACCTCTTCAGATTCTTGCATTATCTTTATTACTGCTGGTATGATGTTATAAGGAGAATCTACTACTATTGCTGGGGTGGCAATAAGTTCTTGCTGCTTCTTATATAAGATACAAATTGCACTCATTTCATTTGACTTGAGAATGTTAGAGATGTGAATTGTAGTAGCGAAGATCTGCTCTTTTGTTTCTTTTAAATTTTTCATGACGTTTCTTTTCTTATTAATAATAGAAATGTGGGTATTCGGGAATCGAACCCGTCTGCGGTGAAATGTTGAAAAACCGTTGTGCCTCCTTACACTATTACCCATGTGCCGGGATTCTCACCCGGCAATTTTTGTGTAACAAACCTAACCAGGGGCTGGGTACCCTACATGCCTCCTTGAGCACGGCTTTTAAAAGGTTGATAATTGAAATGATAAACTTCTATTTTTTCATTAAAATAATAATGTATAACTAAAACACCGGGCTTTTCCCGGACGCACTCCTTATGCGTATCTTGATTAAATAATGTATGGTTGATTGATAGAAGTTTCTTGTCTTCTAGCCCTATACTCCGTACGGCTTCTTCGGGAACGTCTGGTAGTATAAGGTGAGTCTGTAGAAATTGAGATTTCTCCACTAATAAAAATACATAGTAGTATGACGGATATTTGCCTTCGAACAAAAGGAGAGAGGTCCAAACTTATATTGTGGTGCGTACAAAACCACCATGCAGAGATTTCATTGATTTTGTTTAATCCTAATTTTTCTTTGACCTTCCGAAGAGTATTGTCTACGGTACGCACGCTAATTTGTAACAGTGAAGCAGTTTCTTTATATGAGCCTCCCCATGCGATACATTCCGTTACTTCATTTTCGCGTTTTGCAAGTATAACATTTAAGTTCATAGTTATATTTCTTCAATAGTCCAACAGTCTGTTATATCATATTTCTTAAAAACGTCTGTGATCGCAGAGAATAGAGTCACAGAGATATCAATAATTCCGGCGTTCAGCTTTTTGGAGAAGTACGATCGTGAGGGATTATTTAAAACCTGTATCAAGTCTGACTTGAGTTTGTCTTTATCTTCTAAAGAGACTTGCAGATATCCTTTTTTAAATGAATAGCGTTTTTTCGCTATTGCAGGTGTTCTAGTTTTGTTGTACATTTGTTGCAATAATTTTGAAATCACTGTGCAAATATAGAGCATAAATTCTATATGAGCAAAATAAATTGAGAATATTTTCTATGAGTGAAGAAAGATTTATAGATAGACTGGAGGCTTTTATGAAAGCTGAGGGACTGAATGCTAATAAGGTAACTGTCGCAGCAGAACTTTCTAATGGTTTATTAGGGAAAGCGTTGAAAACGCGAGGATCTATGAACTCTGATAGTATAGAGCGTATTCTATGTGCTTACACAAACTTAAGTGCCGAATGGCTAATGACTGGCAAGGGTACTATGTATGTGAACGATCTGCCTGGAGACACATTTAATATTTCCAATTCACTGAACAATGATAGTTTGGTTTTCTTTTTGCGTGATAGGAATAAAGAACTTGAATGTGAAAACAGGAGATTACTTGTCGAAAACGCATCACTGAAAACTAGATTGGAGTTACTTGATAATTCCGAAGGTAAAACTGGATGAAGATTATTAAAGGGGGAAAATTCCCCGATAAATAGAATAAATTATATGAATTAAATAACTCCCAAAAGCCAGTAAGAGTTTTGATTCCTTTTACATTTGTAGCTCAGTTGTAAGATAAATTCCTGCATATTAGTACTTAAAATGGTACGCCAGGAACCTCAAGAAATCCTTGCAACTAACTGAAATTCAGTAAAAGTTGCAAGGATTTTGTTTTTAGGATTAAAAAGAGGATTAATCTCTAATGAAGTTCTGAATCGCCAGATAGAGCGAATCAAGGAGATAGAATAGTTATTCGCTTGCTCGTTTCAGCCTTTCCAAAATTACCTCAACAATACTGTGTTATGCTATCATCTATCCCGAACTTACATTCTTATAAAGCAACGAAACAAATGGGCATCATTTTTTTTCATTTGTGTAGCGAAAATTGGTTGAATCT